TATTATGAATGTCCTAAGCTTCATCCATATCGAATACTAAATCATTATTTTTATCAAGCGGAAGCTTTTGAATAATAATTTTTAATAACTTTTGCATCTATTTCCGCCTATCCAAATCTTGCGCATCATCTAAATCTAGAATATAAGGAATAACATTTACAAAATAAGGAATATCATCATTACCTAAAGAGAATTTCACAGTAGAACCTGGCTCTAATAGATACCAACCGTATCCATGACGAGTATCATACATATTTACATTATCAGGAACTAATTTACCCTATTTATATAAAATATATCCTTTGGCAAATTCTTTAGGAAACATTTTCAATACTCTTGCGCGATAATTTGCATCAGGAAACTTTTCATCAAAAAATCGCATATTAAATTCTATTGCGGGAAACCCTTCAATAGTATATCTTGATCTACAATAATCAATAGGAAGTTCCTACAATAATAAAGAATTCTTGCCTTCAATGATATATCCATAATATGCGCCATCTTTAATTACTTTAAGTGCAATATCGCCGCAAGTTTTTCTAATATGACTATTATCAAAATAATTTAGCATTGAAACATATTCTTTTAAAATCTTGTCTTCTTTTGGTTTTTCTTCATAAATTTCAGGTACTATATACCAATCATATCGGTATAGGGTTGCGATATAATTACACGCTTTCGCATAAATACCACTAAGAGAATAAAAACTATCAGAAATGTCTCTTAAAACTTTTACATCTTTTCTATCAAGCGCTCTTAAAATAAAAGGTTTATTATATTTATACCTATCTATTTTTGGCAAAGCGCCAATATCTAAAATTGCGTCGTCCAAAGTTTTTACGCCAACTCTAATTTTACCATACTGATCAATCCTTGTTGATGACATATCAAAGCCTTTTTCATGAATCAACTCTGAACGACTTTTTTCTTGGCTGTCCAAACCCCTACACCTCCTATCTTTTTTAATAGCCAGCTTTGTGCATTATATAATCATAAGAAATTAAATTTTCTTCCGTATAAGGAATCTCAATTAATTTAAAATTGTGCAATGCACAAAAACGTCTTTTTTTATTATCATTAAATTGTTGCTAATAAAATCCGCGTTTTCCGCCAAATTTAGGACTAGGTTCATAATGCTATTTTCCCTAAAACTCAATTATAAAATCTATCTAATCATCATCATCAAATATTACAAAATCGAATCTTAAAGGACGGCCATTTGGACTAGCTAAGTCTTTAAAACTATATTCTTCGATAAATTTTAAACCGGCTTCTTCCAAAATTTCGTGTATCTTAACCTCGCCTCGAGAAGCTTTCATACTACATCCGCTCCTTTCTTTTAAGTCATAAACATAAAATCAGCTATATTAAATCTCTTTTTCTTTTTCTTAGAATCTTCTTCTTGCTTTATATAATATAGTCCATATTCTAACGCTGAAAATTTATCCTTGCGGATACCTTTATTAGCTTGCTTTAAGATGATGTTAACACCTTCATTTTCTTCACGAAGGTTGGACATCTCCTCTTTTAATATGGAAGTTAAGACAAATGGTTTTAAGTATTTTGTCCTTTCTTCTGAAGTCATTTGCTATCCTACTTTTGTGCCAAGCAATTTTGTTTTAGCAGTACGATCATCTATTAAGAATTTCAATTTTCCAGAAGTCAACTGTGTCTAAACATTTGCGTGAGCAACCGAGTTAATTGGCGCATTTGCCTTTAACAAATACATAGCATCAAGTTCAGTATTTGGAGTCTTATACTTTTTATAGTATCCATCATCATCATTGTAAACTCCAAAAGGCGGATATACGTCACCTGTAATAGGATCTATCTATTGTTTAATCATATAATCAACTAAACCAATACCTAAACCATTAGCATCAATAACTAATCTTCTTGCTTTAAATCTATAAAATAGTTTCTTTAAATGAATTGCCTAATCTTCAAAGTGTTCATCGGAATAAGTATAAATATTTACTAATGATTTATATGCGCTACCTACTGATTGCGGAACTACTTTAAATACAGTAACTACACTATCACATCCCTTACGACCAACGTCACAAGATAGTACATAATAACTCATTGAAGTAGATCTACCAGAATACTCAGTTTCTGGTTTCTAAAGAACTCTACTTCTATCAAATATTTCTCCATTAAAGAAAGCATCTTCAACTGTACCAGACCATCGACTTTCATATTCACGACCGAAAGCCGCTTCATTAAAGGTTTCATCACGTTTTTGATCTTGAACAAATGTTTTCTCATATTGTCCTACTAAAACAGGAATTTTCCAAGTTCCGCCTAATATATAAGCAGATCCTGGTTCTATAATCATTTTAACTAAAACCTAAATTAATTTTCTATAAGCAAATGAATTTTTATAACCAGCAGTAGTAATATATAACTAAGACTTATTTAGAGTTTCATCAGGAGCAACAGTACCATCTGCGCATCTTCTAGAAATACTCATCAAAGGAATAAGAACCTGTTGTAGAATATCCTGATCAATACCAACACATTCTTCCCAGACACCTGCGTGTCTACGTCCACCTCTAGTCTTTTCATTTGCCGCAACATTATCAAAATAAGAGCCATTCTTAAATCTATATACACATTTATCTTTAGTCTCTGTTGTTCCTCGACCTGGCCGCCTATCTATTTCTTTTTCAAATGCGGGAACTAGTCGACATATTTCATCAACCTTTTCCTTTAAGATACTAGCAGACTGACCTTTACCGCCAGCAGCAGTACATAATTTAGCTCCTGGATAAAGAATACAACGAACCATTAAGCTTAAAACAGCAAGAAACGATTTAGAATAACCACGCGGAAATACTGCATATGTTTCTCTATATCGGCAAGCAACTCTTAAAAAGACTCTTTGATAAAAATAAAATTTTAACTATTTAGGTCTATTAGGATCGCCGCCAGTCTATAAAAAATCAACAAACATATCAGGGTATTCACGCCAAAAGGCAATATACTATCGGATGATAGGTTTAATTGCCTCAATTCGTTCTTCTGATATTCCAATTTTATCGTGTTGCTAACTTATATTTAAAAGATCTTGAAGAGCCATAAATCATTCCCCCTAATCAGAAGACAAAGAATCATAAAAATCTTTATCATCTTCTTCAGCTTCATCAATGAAATCATTAAAATCTGAAAAGTCTTCATCAGTTAAACTTTCATCTTTCTTTTCAAATAAAGATCTTTCAAATTGTTCTTCCTCATCCTCATCTTCATCTGCTGTTTCAGCATTGCGTTCTGCTTCGCGCTCTTCCTCAATTTGTTTAATAGCACGTTCGATCAGAGGACCTAATTGTAATTCTTCTTTAACAAGCGTTGTTACATATTCTTGATTATCTTGAATAACATAATCAACTTTATCTTGCGGTCCATCTGTATAATATCGAGGAATAAATCCGTCGCGCTCACACACAAGAACCAGTTCACTAATTGAATCTACAAATTCTCCAGACTCTGCTTTATTCTATGCAGCAGTAAATTTACCAGATTTCATAAGAGTGTCATACATCTTAATCATCTTTTGCGCACCATCAACATCTCCAATATCCAATAGCTAATTAGCTTTAAGAGATGTTTTGCATACCATTTTTAAAGTATCAATATGTCCTGCGGTTTGAATATCATAAGAATCCATCATTTCAAGATATAATTTTTCTAACTACACCCATTCTTCTGGGCGGTATGAGGGACCCCACTTTATCTTAAGGGCTAGAACATCTTCATCGGTAAGACCAAGGCTTTCCGCAGTTTCCGCCTAGGGCTTAAAATAATCAGAAGTCTAAACGTGCGCGCCGCTCTAATTATCTGGTTTTAAATCAGGGATTGCCAATTCTTCACTTGGCATAATATGGGTATTTTTATCTACTGCCGCAGCTATTTGCGCAGCTTCGTACCCCTATTTCTTCATTGCTTCTTCAATTTTATGATTTTCTAGCTCTTGGAGAAAATCATTATCTTTCCAACGATACTATTTCCATTGTTTCAATTTCATCGTTGATAAATAACGACCAAGAATCGTCATACCTGTTACTTTAGTACGGTCTTTCGCATAAGTACCAAGTAATTTATCCCATACACTTGGGACATAAGGAACATCGACTTCCTACAATATCCATAAAAAAGTATCTGGATCCCAGTTATCTACCCGAGAAGTCATACATTTTTTACAAATAGGAATTTTACCATCATGGGGATATTTATCGAAATTATTTGATGTATAAAAATTATCAATGTTCATTGTTCGGTTACATTTTTCACAGTAAAAAGTTTCCATGATATGTAAAACCTCCTTTCATCGAAATAAAAATTTTAATAAGCACATTTTAACAATTTTTGTCCAAGCGCTTATTTCTTTTTATTTCGGCAAGATTTACATATACTATACCAGCCATCTTTGCTAGTGCCATTTTTACTAAAATATCTATTTTGCGCAAGCTTAATTTGTCCGCATCTACTGCATCTTTTATATTTACCTTTTTCGACATTTAAATAATACCAATCTAAATAATCATCCTAAGCTTTTTGCGCAATTAAATTAGGAATTTTCTTTCGCCATAAACTTGAAATATATTCTAAACTATGTTTAATACCAAATTCTTCCTATATAAGAAATTGAATTTCCTAATTCTGCATTCCATTAATTTTATATTCAGCAATTCGCGCATATAAAGGTTCATCTTTTAAAGCTTCTTTATACACTTTATCAAAGTCAAGCATAATTGCCCAAGTGTCACTATCAAAATGACCATAGCTGCCATTTTTTAATGAGTTATAATTACATAAAATTGCTTCGCAGACTGCAGGATTAACTAATTCAATTCCTTCTGAAAGGACTTCACCAGTTTCTGTAACCCAGATTTTTCCATCTAGCGGAATTGGCGCCTTACCGCTTCTAGTAAGATTGCGGCATACAGTCGGAATACGGTAAGAGTCTTTTACTAGATATTGCTCTTTCCGCAATTCAATAACTGCTTTTTTAATAATATAAGCATCGCGGCCGCTCGCCTTTTTCGCCATTTCTTCCCAGTATCTAATAGCTTCTCTAATTTGTCTTAGTTCAGGAATTTCTTCTAAGTCTTTTTTTGTAATAGTAATCTTTGGTTGAAATATTGTATGTTTATTTTCTGTCATTAAATTATAAATACCATCTTCGCCATTTTCAAACTGAGCAACAAGACCTTCAAAAGAGGTTTCACGTTTATTAACTGTAACCATACGGTTTTCTGTAAGAATTTTTTTCTCACGTCTTTCTTGTTTCTCCATGCAAAGAATTAAATAGTTAGCTAAAATTTCTAAATAAGACTCAGAAATGTCTGGATTTTCTGCAAGAATTTTTTTAACTAACTCATTTCTTTCTTCTGGAGATTCAATTGAATAATCTAATTTTATCATTCTATTACCTCCAGTTCTATTTTAATTTTACTCAAAATTTTTTACTAAGTCAAGGCGCAAAGGGAAAAAATTGACAAAAGGAAAAATTTTTGATATAATTATTATAGAAAAATTAAAAAATATGGAGGATTTTATTAATGATGACAGGAATCTTGGTATTGCTTATTATATTAGCAATTAGCGCAATTATATCTATTATTCTTGGCGCATATACTCTTTATTCAGTTTTAAATATCACTTCACCTAAAACTATAAAATGGGAATATGATGAAGAAGATCCTATTGATGGATATGTTGACTATTATACTGATAATGAATTATTTTATACGGATGATGATGATGATGAAGACGAAGATGAGTAAGGGCGGAAATACGACCCTACTAGTAACTATGAGGAGGCCATTGCCGCAATGATAAGAACAATTGTTTTAATTATTTTAGCAGTTTTGTTTTGTATTGGATATACA